CATTAATATCTTCACTCTCAAAATCTTTTGAGCATTCTTGACAAACGCAACTATAAATTTCTTTTATAAAAAGATCACTTGTTTTATTAATTTCCATTTCTTTTCCTCCATTTTCTATAAATAATATATCATATTTTTTAAGAAAAGTCAATAGACTTAATCTTCTAAATTTGCTTCTACATATCTTACTACATCAAGTCCATCTTCTTTTTCATCCCATCTAATATCAACAACCTTCACTCTTGTTCCATAGTGACGCCACTCATAATTCTCATCCATAAGACGAATTATTGAGCCGCGGCGAGGAATCGTTTCTTCACTATGAAGCTTATAATCATAAGCTGGTCCCTTAAAAACTTTATTGCGGTCTTTAAATTGTACTGTAATTACCATCCAAATTTCTCCTTTGCTCCAGATTCATAGTAATCTACCCAATCAACAAGTTCATAATCATTAGGAAAGCGTCTGCTTTCAATGTAAGCCTTTGCATCTTCAATGCTTTCAAAGACGCCTTCGATATAAAACTCATTATAGACATTGTCATGAAGAACAATATAAATTTGTTTCATTTAAATTTCCTCTCTTTCTCATTTACTATAATAATTATAGCACATTTTGAGAAAAATGTCAAGCTAGTCGTTCTTTCGCCGCCATAAAATAAAGCCATGAGTATTTAATCCCATATACACTAAATACATAATAATTTGTGGTATATTAACTGGACCAATTAAATTTACTATAATCCAAGCGATATTACTAATTCCCCACACAATGAAACCGCTTCTCTTTTTGAGATTAACCATTATGTTTCCTATTAAAGAAAGGATTAATGCAATAGTGGAGATAATAATAAGTAAACTATCCAAACTAATTCCTCCAATAAAAAAAATTCAAGGGCGACTATTGCCGCCCTCTCAAAGATTAAAGAGAAGTAACGGTTTCTTCGAGTCCACCATTTACTTCTGTTTCTGCCTCTAATTCAGCAGTTAATTCTCCAAGCTTTTCTTTAATTGCTGCAAGCTCGGCTTCTAAAACTTCAAGTACAGCTGTACCATAATCGGTCTCTGTACCTTCTAAATCAAGATAACAGCCAAAATTATAACTACAATTAGTTCCTACAGAGATAATAATAGACTTATTTTTCTGAGTAAGATTTGAAATCATTTTTCTAATTATAGAACTTTTCTTTGCAAGCTTAGCAATTTGGGCTTCAGTAGAATTTACCCCAGTATTTACTGGTGGGCAATAAGGGTACTCTGGATAAGAAGGTGGTGGACATCCTGGTGGGAAACAACCTGGCATCCAATATCCTTGAGGATATTTATTCTCTTCTTGACATCCACAATTACAATTGTTTTGATTTGGTTTAGTAGACATGTTGTCACCTCCATAGGGTTTACGAGCTACATCAGCATTTTCTACAATATCTGCCAATGGCATAAGATCCCCTCCTATTTTAAAGAAAAGTGAGGATAAAATCCTCCTAATTTTAAAGTAAGAAATGACAATAAAATCTCTAATATTTTAATTAATCTGATGTGTATAAATATAAGTGGGGCGGCCACCTGGAGTTGTCATTACATAGAGTACTCCAAATTTAAATTTTTCTGGTCGCTCGTACACATATTCTATTGGTAACGGTGTTTCCTCAAGAGACGCTAATAGTTGTTTTTTGTTACATTGAACTATTTTTTCATCTATTTTAAGATATTTTTCTCCATCTTTTTCATAGTAATTTATAAACATTATAATATTATGTTTTGTTTTTATCATAATTTTCACCTCTAATCCCATAAAGAATGATAATATTCTGCGAATAAGGTAAGACCTTCATTAATCTTTTCTTCTCTGTTTTCAACAAAAAACGAAGGGTCTACCATATCAATAACAATAAGATAAAATCCTTCAATTATCTTATTCAAAATAGAGTACCATTCTTTCTCTGCTTCTTTTTCATTTATAGCACGTCCATTGACGTCATATTTTAGTAACGTACAAGGTATACCAGAGTTGATATTTCTGTAGTGAACAAGTCGCGGCAGAATAAGACAAGCTAAAGTATTATCTAATGACCAGGTCTCTTCATAATGAAATCCATTTTCTTTAAAAAAATCCTGACTTTCTTGATAACCATCTTCGTCTTCTTTTATCCAGCATTTCATAAGAGCTTCTCTACATAGACTAATGACTTCTTTTAAAGTTAAATCTACCATAATTTATCTCCTTAATCATGAATATAGTTGCCGTCTTCGCCTACCACAATAAACTTTTCAATGTGATCATAGATATCCTTATCGGAATCTACCCACATTTCATCAAATTCAAGTGCGGCAAGACAGCCGAGCATAGAACGAGCATTTACACGATATCCCTTTTTACCACAAAAAAGTTCTATTCGTCCTTCGATACCCTCACAAATTCTTACAAACTCAGTAATATCAGTCATAGTTACCAAATTAATCTTATTTCTCATTATTATTCCTCCTTAAACTCCTTCTTCGAAAATTAAGAATATTTTAATTTTCTATAATAATTATATCATATAAGAAGAAAAAAGTCAATCCTCTTAATGAAGATTGACTGTAAAAATTAAGATACTCGATATGCAGAAATTGTTAATGCACCAGTATTATCGTCAGTATAGGTATAAAATTTTACGTCATAACCAAGATCATTAAAGAACTGCATATCCTGTCTATTTGCAAGGTCTACATCAAGATTTACAGCAGCATCATTTACGCCCCATATTGCATAATCTACTGGACGAACATGACTATTTCTTACCCAAGGCTGCATACCCAAAACCTCAACTGCCATCTGATAGAGCGTAGTAGAAGTAAAACAAATTCCTCCACCATATGCACCGCCATCGCTATTATAAGCCCCTGCCCAGAGATAACCTCCTTCGGCTCCACAATGATGTGGAAAATACTCATAAAAAGAGAAATAATTCCAAGCCTTAACTACCATTCCATTTAATTCAGAGGCAGATAGCTTAATATTGTACCAAGAGTTACCCCAGGGTACGTTATAAAGCGTATGTGAGCCAATATAAGTTTCTGTATAAGTGGGTATAGATGGTGATGAAACATATGAATAATTAGTAGATGGAAGATTTAATGCAATTCCGTAGATTGGATAACTAAACCCAGGATTAGCTGCCTTTAAATCGCTCATAGAATAACCAGTACGAACAGCAATAGAACACCAGCCATCACCAAGTTGGGGATATATTTTATTATTACTTGTTATTGTGGCCGCACCACTATAATTTTCTGGAATAGAAATTGGTACTCCACAGATCAGGGGTGTGTCAATTGTTGCATAGTTTGCATTTAATAGTTCATCTAAAGTTAAATTATAATCTTCTGCAACAGTAGACCAACAATCACCCCATTGAGGGGTATATGATGCTGCGTTTGCAGATAGTGATATTGGTGTTGATGCAATAATAGCTCCTGTTAATACTCCTAAAATCTTCTTTATTACCATAATTTTCCTCCTTAAATTTTTGTGTATTTTATTATTTAATAAAATACCTCTTTTCTTTTTTATTCTATAATAATTATATCATATTTCAGAGAAAAAGTCAACTCCCACGCGGAGTTGACTCTTTTTTAATGTTTATACAACAACAATAGAACTACAAAATAACTTGCTCTTTTCTAAATCTGTTTTAATGAGTGGAGTATGTTTAAAAGTTTTATTTGTGGAGAGTTCCTTTAAGTAAAAATGAGACAAAATTTCTTCTTCATAATTCTTCTTTAACTTTTTAATTAATTCTATAAAAGTTTCTCTATAATTTATTTCAAAATCCAACTCAACAATTCCCTTAAAAACTTTATACTGAAAGTATTTAATATCTTGTAACCACTGTTGCTCGGGATAGGTTTCTCTATTGTTTGTTATTCTTTTAATTTGAGTATATAAATTTCGTTGATTACTTGTGTAATTATTTTTATTATAAATATCTGTTAGCTTATCAGATAGATTTATATGTTCTAGTAACCATTTACATTCTTTTACCTTTTGTGGAATTATCTCAATACTTAATTTTGTTTCTTTAAAAAGAAAATATTTATTTTTAAAAGTTTGATTATTGCATATATCAAATTGTGGATTTAAACTTAACCACTCATCAATCCAGTTATCCAAATTTATTCTTAACCATTCTTCCTTATTATAAATTTCTAAAAGATAATCTTTGTCTTTATTTTTATCCTTAAAGTTATTTGAGTCATGAGGTAAGATTTTTTGCATAAAAATAAATTCTGGAGTATTTTTACAGTTCCATTTTTTGTTATATCCGTTTGGAAACATTGTATTGTACTCTTTAATATAATAGTCTTCCCAGTAAGACAATTCTTCTTTTTTTGCTAATTTTAAAACTTCAAAAGAAAAATTTTCAATGCCTTCTATTTGTATTACTTCATCAATTAATTGCTTTCCTTTGTAATGTTCATCAAATCTTTTTCCACAGTGAATAGATTGTCCAATATAAGATTTTCCGTTTAACTTATTTGTTATTTTGTATATTCCTATCATATTCCTTCACCTTCTTTATCTAACCACTCTTTACTTGCGGATTTGTTTACTTGATAAATATATAAAGTTTTACTAAACTCACCTTTTTTAGTCCTGTTTTGTATCATATCTGTTCTAAACTTTATAAGTCCAGCGCCTTGTAAAGTTGTTAATATATCTTTATATCTATTATAGGTTTGTTCATTTCCTTTTGAATGTCCAAATACTTCTATTAAATCATTTAAGCTAAAATCTTTTTGTCCCTCTTCATTTTTCTTTCTTAGCCACGCATAAGTTTTTATTAATTCTTCTCTTCGTGGGGCGAGAGAACAAAGCCTAAAAAGATTTAAAACTATTTGTTTATCTAATTTTTGAAATTCCCTAAAACAAGGTAAATAAAGTTTTTTCTTATCTGTGCTCTCATAAATTAAAGGACGATCACTATCTTTCTCATCTTCAATTAATTTTGTTAATCTTTTAGATACTGTTTGACGAGTTTTTCCCAAAGCTTTTCCAATTTGTTCATAAGTAAAATCTTTTCTATAAATATAATTATGGTTTTCATCTGGAGAATAGTGAGAATATAAAAGTAGCCACGCATAAATAGAATCATTATATACCATTTCTTTTAATTTTGTTTCATTAGTAACAAAATATATTTGGTTTAACATTTTAAACACCTTCTTTTTTTATTTTATTTGGAGATTATCTCTCGCATATAATGTAGAAAAGTTAAAAAAATGTTATAAAAATTTCGGTAAATACATTCTTAGTTAAAGTTTACTATTAGGTAAAGTTAATAATTAGTATTGCGGTGTTAAGAATTAGTATATGGCCGTTAAAAATTACTATCAGGTTACGTTAGAAGTTAGTATACAGTTTGTTAAAAGTTACTATCAAGTGATGTTAATAGTTACTATCAATTTTATTGTATTACTTTTTGTCTACGACGGCAACAAAAAGTAATCAAAAAATGCCGTTGGCAATGCGGCGTTGCCGATTGCCAATTCAATCCTTAAAAATAAAATCTTTAGAATTTTTTTTAGAAAAGTAATAAGCGCCGCGACAAGTCGCGACGCAATTTTTTAGAAAACTAAATTTTAGAATTATATCCATAATTTTTTGATTGATACATAGATATATAAAATTTTTCCCTCTCAGTTAATCTATCTTTTCCACAAAATTCAACAACTTGAAAAGTAAAATTCTCTAAGCCTTCTTCCCACATAATCTGATAAAGACGATTAGACGTTCCTTCTTCTGCTTTTACTCCTCTACGGCAATGAGTTCTCCATCTTGTTTTTATATTTGCCGCTTGACCTATATAGCACATTTGGTTTTTAATGTTCGTAATCTTATAAATGCCACTTTTCTCAGCATCTTTTCCAAGAACTCTTCCTATCATTTGGTCAAAGCCATTTTTATAGTAATTTTCCCATATTAGTTTATATAATGTTGCTGGATTATTTAACTGTGCCGCCACGCCTTTAAGTTTATTGATATCATCTTGGGCGGCGGAAGTTATTGGAATGCGATAGAAGTCAACTTCTTTACGGGCCTCTTCGTCTTTTTTAAATTGTTCAATTAGACAATTTATTTCTTCTTTTTTAATTCTAATTTTCTCTTCAAGTTTCTCTTCTTCTACTTTAAAAGTTTCTTTTATTCTTAAAATCTTTTCTTCATAACTCGCCGCGGCATTTAAATACTGATTATCCAATTCTTGAATTTTTCTATCTGTTTCTTCCTGCTTTTTCAATAAAGTTTCCGTCATTATTTTTTGTGAATCATCAGTATGTTTTCTAATAGATATAGAAATTTCTTGTTTTTGTTTTTCGCAAGATAATCGAAGAGCTTCTAAGTTATCTTCCCAATCTTTTATTTGTTTATTATATGATTTTCTTTTTTCTTGAAGTATTAATTCAATTTCTTCAATCTCTTTTTTGATTATTGATGTTTGTTGTTGAATTTGTTTTTGACGTTCTTTTTCTAATTTTTCTTTAATTTCTTGTGCCGCGGCATGAAATTCTTCTTCATAAATTTTTAATGGTTTTGATGGGATAAAAATATAACACAAAAGAAAAATTATAATACCTATAAGAATTATTAAAATTACTTCCATAATTATTCTACCTCGGTATTTATAATTTCATAAATTAGAGTATTATGAAGTTTATTATCGAGTAATCTTGCATTATTTGTTAGCTTTCCTACTTGTTTGCCGCCAAATCTTTTGATTAATTTTTGGTATCCTTCATTTGCTGGATTATCTTCATAGGCAAAAAATTCTATTCTTTTAACACCATTTTTTAGTGCGGCGGCAAGGTGTTCATAAATTGCAAGAATAAACTTTGGATTATAGTCTATAAAACTAATTAAACCAAAATTATTCATCGAGCTTGTGCTATTATTATAATTATAAGAAAAATATCCAGTTACTTCTCCTTTTTCATCAAGAAAAACAAAATGTTTTTTCCAATAGGAGTCCGTCGGTATATCTAAGTCAGAACCATATCCATCCCAAAAATACTGGTATTTAAGACTATACCAAGTTGTTTGAAGTTTTCGAGTGAGTTCTTCTTTGTATAATTGTGCTGCTACTAACATTCACTTATTCCTCCTTTAATTCTACGCTTCGTCCATTAACTTTTTATATTCTTCGACTTTATTTGTATAATATGTTTCTATTATGGGCAGCATTTCTTTATCAAGATGATAAGTAAAACTTTCTCCGTATTTTTGATACTTTACAATACAATTCTGTACAATCTTTTAACATATTCGAAATCTTTAGATAATTATTTAGCTTATTGTAAATATTTCTAATTTCTTCAAATCTTTCGTTTGTCATTAAATTTCACCAACCTTTCAAGTCATTTAATAAATTTATCTATAATAAATCTTTCAGCTATTATCTTTTGTAATTCAACATTAGGACACATTTCCCTTAAATTAAAATATTGAATATTATCATTTTTATGGAATATCTGAAATAACGATTCATTTATTTCAATTTTGTGAGTATTATCTTTAACTGAATATTGTATGCCTAATTCTTTTTCTTTATATTTTTTTAAAAATTTAATAAATTCAATATTTGTATTATTCATTTTATATCTCTTCCTTTAATGAAGTATTGAATGAGCCTGAAGTATATTCTTGATTTCTTGTGCTGTTTTTTGTCTTCCGCAACTCTTATGCTCAGGACAGAACTTAATCTTACCAGCTTCACACTTTGGAACACAAACATTCATAATTAATTCCATATCTAAATCATCAAGATACATCTCAAATTGTTTTTCTTTAATTGCTTTCTTCATCTCTTGTGCCATTTTACGAATCTCCCATTGTGCTCTACTGCAAAGCCTTTCATTCATAAAATGAGCAAGAGTTCTAAGGTTCATAGTCACATAGATA